TAGATCTATACAGAATCCTGTGTTCTGAGCTCGGTGTGGGCACCGACCTCTCAAAGAGGTCGATTGCTAGCATAGCGGAGGCGCGTAAGCGTCTCCTTATATGTATCGAAGAACATGATAACACAGCTCGGTGGTGTGAGTTTATAAACTCACTCGTCGAGTTGGGTATCCCTAGTTGCAGCAAGCAGACATTGTCTGCTCACCTGACGTTCGGGGACTACCAAGCGCATGAACCCAATGTGTGTACACATTTTGTGTACCGTTGGTATCAAGCGCTCTGCTTCATGCTCAAAGTCCGTACTCACGAAACTACGACAAAAGATGAAAAAGAATATCTCTGCCGTTTCCTCGCTAACGAAGATTCTTGCAAGACTTGGTCAGTTGATAGGAAACATCCTGTCAGCCGCCTTGCTCGAGCTATTACGAGGAAAACGCTAAGTTCGTATTCGTTCCGCCAGCAAGAAATTGCTGGCCTTGGACGACACGGACCTGGCGCTGTCTTCGGCGGTGAGCGTTTAGCCGACAAAAACGAGTTTAACTCGATTCCGTCGGATCTGCGACATAGCTATGACGAGGAATTTTTCCTTGCCAACTTAGGTTATGTTTCGGATTATGCTACGCGTTCAACTCTCGACCAAGGCCCGCGTCATGTCATCTCTCGGCTCTCACTGTTCACAAAGGAATGGAAAGGGCCTAGAGGTGTCTTTGTCTCTCCTAAAGAAGTGATGTTTGTGCAAAAAGCACAAGACACTTACTTCCGTAAGATAGCAAAGGAAACATGGTTCGGTATCTGTTGGGACGATAAGAGTCAGACTCCTTCGCAGGAGTTGGCTTATATTGGGTCCTATACTAGGATGTGGGACACGTTGGATTTATCCGACGCGTCCGATCGCATCCCGCTGTCGCTAGTCAGATGGTTATTCCATCGGGAAGATTATCTTAATCTTGCCCGTAGTCGACCATCGTATGTCCTCCTCCCTGACGGGAGTAGGCATCGATTGTCTATGTTTGCACCTATGGGAGACGGTAAAACGTTTTCCGTGTTAACATGGATAGTTGCTGTCCTATCTATGTCTGCACTTCTTGTGCAGGATGGATGGAACGTCACCGCAGTGCCTGACAATGAGACATTGCGTAGGTATGCATCAAAAGTACGCGTTTTTGGCGACGATATCGCCGTCAAACACGAGTATTATGATGCTGTAGTTCGTGCCCTTGAGATTCACAACCTCAAAGTGAACCGTCAGAAGTCATTCAGTCGAGGCCTGTTCCGTGAAAGCTG